CTTCGACAACAAGGCACGGGCTACTGGCCTGAAGGTGCTTGAGTTCAATATGCGAAGTGACAACATTGAAGACTTACCGTTTAAGGTAGGCACTGAGTTGACACAAGACCAACTGCCCAAGCTGAAGCAGTACAACGCACATGATGTGTCCCAGACCAAGAAGTTCTACTTCAAGACGCTGGACATGATTCGGTTCCGTGAAGAACTGACCGTCAAGTATGGTCGTGACTTCATGAACCACAACGACACCAAGATCGGTAAAGACTACTTCATTATGAAGTTAGAGGAAGCTGGTGTTTCGACTTATGAGTATGGTCCGATGGGGCGCACACCCAAGCAGAGCAAGCGTTCCAGCATTGCGCTTAGAGATGCCATCCTGCCGTGGATCGACTTCCAGCAGCCTGAGTTCACTCGTATCTTGAACTGGCTCAAGGGTCAGACCATTACTGAAACTAAGGGGATTTTCAATGAAGTTACAGCTACTGTTAACGGGTTTAAGTTTGTGTTTGGGCTTGGTGGCATTCATGGGTCTATTGAATCCGAGATTATCCACTCGGATGAAAGAACTGTTATTGTGGATTTGGATGTCAGCTCTTATTATCCAAATCTTGCAATTGTTAACGGCTTTCACCCGGCACATTTAGGCGAGACATTCTGCTTAATCTACAAAGACTTGTACGAGCAGCGCAAGAGTTACGCCAAGGGTAGTGCAGAGAACGCCATGCTGAAGCTGGCGCTCAACGGTACATACGGCGACAGCAATAACAAGTTCAGCGTGTTCTATGACCCTCTGTTCACCATGAGCATCACGCTCAACGGTCAACTGCTTCTGTGCCTACTGGCTGAAGGGTTGATGCACATTGAAGGCTTGAAGCTGATACAGGTGAACACCGATGGTCTGACTGTCAGTGTTCCAAGGGCTAACAAGTGGCTGATCGACATTGCCCGAGTAGCTTGGCAGGATCGCACCGGGTTACAGCTTGAAGAAGCCATTTACAAGACCATGATGATCCGGGATGTAAATAACTATATCGCTGTATACGAGGATGGGCGTATAAAACGCAAAGGCGCATACGAGCATGACCTAGAGTGGCATCAAAACGCTGGTGGCATGGTCATTGCCAAGGTTGCCGAGAAGGTACTGATTGACGATGCACCCATTCGTGAGACTGTGGAGAACTGGCCTGACAAGATGGACTTTATGCTGCGTACCAAGGTTCCCCGGTCCAGTCACCTTGCATGGGGTGAAACGAAGGTGCAGAACATCTGTCGGTATTACATTGCCAAGGAGGGTAAACCCTTGATGAAGTGGATGCCACCCCTTGCCAAGAACCCACTCAAGTGGCGTCCGATTGGTATTGAGTCTGGGTGGAATGTTCAAGTATGTAACGACATCAGGGATGCAACATTGCCTGTCGATTTCGACTATTACATCCAAGAGATTGAAAAACTTACATTGGGCCTAGCATGAGCAATCCACTTGAAAAACTAGCTGCTGAAGCATTGACTGCATTGGAAACCTACAACCGTTACTACATTAAAACAGATCGGTATGCACACAGTACCGAATTGATTTATGAGTTGCGTGATGTTTTAAACCATAAGCGTGAGCCATTGCGTGAATCACGCAGAACCGAGTTATTCAAAAATGAGTGATCCACTTGAAAAAGACATAGAGGCCAAGGTCTGCCTGTATGCACGCGACAAGGGAATGCTGACCTACAAGTTCACCAGTCCCGCCCGTGCCGCTGTACCTGACCGACTGTTCATTGCACCCGATGGTCGTGTGTTCTTCTGCGAGTTCAAACGAGGTGGGAAGAAGCCCACACCAGCACAGGAGCGTGAGCATGGGAAGTTGCGCCAGCAGAACGTGCTTGTGTTTGTCGTGGACAACGTGGCTGACGGTAAGTTAATGATTGATGTAATGGGATGGTCAAAATGAAACTGCTTACTCCAAACTTACTACATGAGTACCAGCAAAAAGCTGTCAACTTCCAGTGCTCTCATCCCAACTCGATGCTGTGGCTGGACATGGGGCTGGGGAAGACTGTCATCACACTGACCACGATTGCCCACCTTATCAGGACTCAGTTCCTTGGTGCTGTCATCATCGTTGCCCCCATCCGGGTTATCCGTCTGGTGTGGCGACAAGAAGCTGCGAAGTGGGAGCACACCAAGCACCTTAGATTCAGCATGATTACAGGCACTAAAGATCAGCGCACCCGTGCTTTACTTCGTCCTGCTGACGTTTATCTGGTGAATTACGAAAACCTGAAGTGGTTAGCGGAGACGCTTCAGACCTACTTCATCAAGAAGGACAGACCCCTCCCCTTCAACGGCATCGTGTGGGACGAGATCAGCAAGATGAAAAACTCTGCGACTGATCGGGTGAAGGCCACCAAGAAGATTCTGGATCACTTCGTCTGGTCTACCGGGTTGACGGGTACACCAGCCAGCAACGGCTACAAAGACCTACATGGTCAGTTTCTGGTGATCGACAAGGGGGAGCGACTAGGTGTGTCCAAGACTGCGTTCAGGACACGGTTCTACCGCAAGATTGGTCCGTACAAGGAAATTGCATATGATGACACCGAGGACACGATCAAAAAGCTGATTGGTGACATCACGCTTGAGATGTCTGCTGAGGACTACAACCCGCTGCCTGATCTGATTGTCAACAACGTCGAGATTGAAATGCCTCTAGGTCTGCGTGCTCGGTATGACCTGATGGAAAAGGAATTCTTCTTACGCTTGGACAGTGGCGCTGAAGTTGAGGTGTTTAACCAAGCCTCACTGACTAACAAGTGTCTCCAGTTCAGCAACGGCGCTATGTACCCGGTGGCAGGGATGCCCATGTGGGAACCGATCCATGACCTCAAGCTGGAGGCACTGGAGGAAATTATTGACGAGGCCAACGGTAGCCCTGTGCTGTGCTCGTATGCCTATCGGTCTGACGCTGAACGGATCATGACCAAGTTTAAACACTTGCGCCCGATTAACCTGACCGAGTGTAAGTCTGAGGCAAGTTTGATTAACGCCATGCACCGATGGAAGACCAATGACTGTTTACTGATGATCGGTCATCCTGCTTCAATGGGCCACGGCATTGACGGGCTTCAAGCCAACGGACACATCGTAGTCTGGTACGGGCTTAACTGGAGCCTTGACCTGTACGAGCAGATGAACGCACGGGTTCGCAGGCAGGGTCAGGGTGTGCCAGTGATCTGTCACAGGATCATGATGCAGGACACACTTGACCAAGCACAGGGGATTGCACTCGATGCCAAAGCAGAAAACCAGAGTAGTTTGAGAAATGCGATAAAAGAATACCGACAGGCTAGAAAGCTGTGATACACTGTTGTACACCGTAACCAAAAGGAAATGTAATGTTTAATAAATTGATTGAAATGTTCAGAGCACCCAGTGCTGAAGTGTTGGCCTTGAGGGAACTAGAACAAGCTGAACGCAGCTTGCTAGAAGCCCAGACAAGCCAAGAATACGCTAAACGTATGGCTGAGTACCACAATGACCGCATCAAACGCCTCACAGCTTATCTGCATATCGGGGGAGCAAAATGACCAAGCCTATCGACAAGACTGTTCGCACTGTTGCTGAACGCACACGCACCATCCTGCGTGAGAATCGCCAGAGCCTGAGCCATGTGTTGCCGCCACTGAGCGATAAGAACCCTAAACGATATGTAAGCGGTGGCGCTGTACTGATGCCCAAGTTGCCCGGTGCAGCACTGCCTAACAAATCCAATATTTGGGATCGCACCACTTATCGTACTGGTGACGGTGAGGTGTTCCAGCAAATGCGTCCGGGTGCTGATGACCACTTGAAGATGAAGTCACGGGGATTTTCGGTATGAGCACGAAACGAATCACTGTAAGTGTGAACCAAGATGTTGACTTGATACGCGAGACCTTAGCCAATCACACAGGTATACGAATGAGCTACATCCAAATCTTCAACTACTTGATTCACTTCTACATCAAGCACTCGAATGAGCCGCGTACTGCGTGGACGGGGATAAAAAAATGAACTACACACCACAAACACGTTGGGTCGGGGGTCACTACCCCGGTGCTTTGCCCGCGCACTTGCACCACGTTGATGTTGAGCAAAGGATTCGTAACCGAGCGTTTCGGCCCCCAGTGCGGGTGCAGGCCAGCCCAGCAAGGACGCGGATATTCGCCGCAGTTTGCACACACGGCCCGGTAAGCCTTGCACAACTATCCTCACTACTCGACAGGAACTCCAGCACGATGTATGCCCGTTTACGATCCCTTGAGAGGCTGGGTTTAGTGACGAAGGAGTCGTGCAAAGGAGAGCACAACAACCGCCGATCCATGTACTACTCCGGGGTTAAATAATGTGGCCCTTTCCGTTAACACTACCCGTGAAGCAGCTCAATGCTCCTTTGCCTAAGTTCAACCCTAACAACTTTGAGGATGCACCGCTATGAAAACACCAGAGCAGGAGCCTACTTACAAAGTCACTGTAGTGGATGACCAGCACCCCAACGGGATACCTTTGGAGCAGTGGACACCTGAAGACATGGCATATCGTCCCGGTGCATTGGTACGGACTGAGCCTGACCCTACACCTAAGCAACTAGCTGCGCTTGGCTGGCAGTCTATTGAGTGTCCATTTTGCGGCACTTCAGGCGCCCAAGCGTTTCCGAAGCCAGAACAGGCGCTTGCAGAATTTGTAGCAGAACCGCGAACTGAAGAAGACATTAAGACATTCGGTTTTATGGGCAAGGAACCAGAGTGCGATTGGGAAGGCATAGCAGCAGATCAGGCTATGACGATTGCGCTGATGAAGTCGGAGCAGGAACCTGTGGCTTGGGTTGACTTAGAGACAAGTTCAATATATTCCGTTGGTTCGCACGATAAATTTGGTTCTGGGGATATACCTCTCTATATTGCCCCACCAAAGCGCGAGTTGAAATCAACGGCAGACATGATGATGGAGTTGGCTGACCGATTGGGTGAGTTGCCTGATGACGTAGACCCCCGAGCTTGGGAGCACTTGTTGGTGTATGCACCAAAGCGCCATCCGCTGACGGATGAGCAGATCATCGCCATTCGTGTGGCAACACCGACCTTGCCTGTGAAGTGGGGAAACACGGTTCCATTCGCCCGAGCCGTTCTTGCCGCTGATGCCTCACCAAAGCGCAAGTGGGTTGAACTGACGGATAGAAAGATAGACGCAGTAACAAAAGTGCAATGGGGAGGATCGTCGGGCCAGCCGCTTGCCGCGCACCGAGCGTATGCCAGAGCCGTTGAAACAGAACTGAAGGAACTCAATCATGACTAAAGACGATGCATTCAAGCTAGGTTATGACGCTGGTGTGCTTGAAACACAGCTAGACCAAGCCAAAGAGCGCAACTTCTGCCCACGCTGCGGTAAGCGGCTTATGAGTGCGCTTGGTCCGGTCAGTCTTCACACTTGTTGCCCACCACAAGGACGAACATTCGATGACTACGGAAACAAAATCGTATGACCCCCGAGTACAAGCTAACAGCCTACGGCGCTGCGGTAGTCGCTCCAAGCTGTCACTGGATAAAGATCGACGAATACACCCCTCGTGGCGTCTCAATGTGGCTCATCAACAAGCGGTCAGGCGTGGCTCAAAAAGGCCAGCACACAACGGACGATAAGTTTTTCGATTACTGGTTCCCGTTGCCCACATTCAGGAAAGAAAAATGAGATTAAAAACTTACTCGATGCTGGACGCTATGCTTGCCAGCCCCACCGAGCCGATGAGCGAGAAGCAACGCCGACACCAGTTGACGCGAATGTGGGAGGGATTGATTGCTATGGAAACGTCACCCGAACCCACTCGTGATGACTGGGCGGTGTGCTCTGATGCTGTAAACCTGATGGAGACCCTGATAGAACTGGGCCACGTCGAGGACACCAATAATTTATTGTTCGACGCCATGAGCACTTTGGCGCAAGCTGGTAAACGTAGCTTTGACGGCAAACCAATTCGATTGTGTGGTGTTGGTATACAGGCGGTGCGGGCTATCTTGGAAGACTACGCGATGGTGCTTGAGTCGCTGCCTGCCAGGACCATGATTCACTGCCACCGCCTGACTGAGAAACGGCTACACAAGATACTGGATGGGAAACCCCGTTCACACGATATTCAATTAACCAAGGAGATGAAATGAGTGCAAATGAGTTACAAGTCGGTGGAGATCATTACAAGAACAAGAAGGTGCAGCCTTGGGATGCAATGGAGTCATGGATGAGTCCAGAACAGTTTGAAGGCTTCCTGCGTGGCAACGTCATCAAGTACATTGCTCGGTACAAGGACAAGGATGGTCTCAAAGATGTGCAGAAAGCACGCCACTACCTCGACAAGCTGCTGGAGTGCTTGGAAGCTCGATCAGGGCTTCGCAACGAGTAGTTCAGTCTTCATAGCCGATCCGTTTGTCGTGCCGTACCAGTAACTAAGGACGAGCATGGCAACGGCATCCATCAAACCCAGTACACGACCCACCACCAATGGGTCAGTACCCTCGGGATAACCCTTAAACAGCACCATACACTCTGTGCCAAGGGTAATAGATAGCAGCAGCAGGCTTAACCAGAACAAGGGCTTTTGAGTACCGCCTGACACGTTGGCTGTGCGTGCTGAGTCACGATCCTTGAAGCTGAGTTCAGCGTACTTGAACCCACGTTCCTTCTCGTTGTTCTGATACTCCAGTTCGAGTTCACGCAGCTTGCCAATCTGCTCTGGTGTCATCTGTCCAGTTAAGATAATATCGCTTATCTTATCTTTTGTGGCATCGGACACGCCCAACAATTCCCCAACGGATGCCACGGCGACTGCACCGAGAGGCCCGAACAGGGCTGCGGCAACCGTTGGGGCCACTGACTTAAGGGTAGCCAGCCAGTCCATTATTGCCAAACCCCAGTACGCATTTGTTTGGCGAGGCGTTCACATCGTGCGGGTGTCTGACTGTGCCATTTGCTGAGAATCATGTTCTCTGCGGCTTTGTCGTAATTGCCACCTTGGATCAGAGCGAGTGTGTTCTTGAAGGCCAGCAGACCCTCTGTACCCAACTGGAACGCCATGTTAATCAGGACGTTGAGCCTGATCTGGTCTAAGTCCTTGACCCAAGGCAGGGCTGCAAAGACTTCGGCGGTCTTACGCTTGATGTCGTTGTTCAGCAAGTATGCCGATTCTTCTGGGGTAATGCCACCGTTACGGCGCTTGTCTATGAGCCTGCCAACACCGATAGTTAAATAACCAAGGCTGTCAGGGTAAGCCGATAAGACTTCACCCTCATCCCTGCGAAGTTGCTCGTTAAGGCTTGTAACCATGATTCGTAGCCCATCCCAGAACGATGTAACCGAGACCCACCATACCAGCCCAAATCAGACTGAGTAGGGTTTTCTCAATCACGGTTTTTCTAAACTCTAATTTCTGCCCCTCGACTTGAATTGCCAGACGAACCCACCGTTGTTCTTCCTCTGATAACCCTGTGTCGGTACTTCGGATTCGGATCGCTGCTGCTATTTCTGCTGCAAATTCGGCACGTTCATCTGGTGTCATGATGTGGGTCAATTAGTGATTTTTGACATTTTAGACTATTACGGGGCCAGTGCGTTGGTTGATGGGTTAACTGCTGAAGGGTTTAACTGATTGCGAATGAAATCGCGTGTCTTTGGTCCCTGAGTAGTTCCCGACACTGGACGAGGTGGACGCAGTGTTTCTTCCAATGTCATCAATGTGTCTGCCAATTTGTCACGGGCCACAACTGCTGCACGAATAGCGTCTGCACCTTGAGCACGTTTACCAATCTCATCAAATGCAGCAATTTTCTCTTTAATTTTCACGATTGCGTCAGCAACCCATTGGCGATCCATCATCTTGGATGACAGTTCTTTGGATGTCAGTGACTTGTACTCGGGTGCAACCGATGCCAGATCGACACGGGTCTTGTCCCATGCAACCTTCTCTGCTGCTGACATTGCAAACTGTTGGCCTGCTGCAACCTTGTCGGTAGCCGACTTGAGTGACGCACCTGTATCAGCTTGGAACACCTCGGGAGTTGCACCACGGACACCAGCACTTGTCGGAACTAACCTACCTGTGACTGGATCGAGATCAAACTGGATACCGCCTGTTGCAGGTTGTCTTGGGGCAGCAGCAGCCTGAGCAGCCTGAGCAGCTTCAGCTTGTTGACCCAGTGTGCGAGACATTTCACCAGCACGAGCTTGTTCGGTACGAAGTGCATTCATTGTGCCTTGAGCACTTGGTGCAGCCAGTTGAGCAGGCCCACCTTGAGGCATACCAGCAGTAACTTGTGCTTCCGGACGTCCAAATACAAAGTTTGGTTGCTCACCCGGCATTACAACTGATTGAGCGTAGTTGTACGGAACCAAGCCATTTGTTACAACACTTGGCTCCACAGGGCGCAGCATATTGACAGGTGGACGATAATCCTTTGGCATGGCGTGAGCAGCTTGATACGCTGGCGTACCAATTCGTTTAGCGGCTAATCCGCCAGCTATTGCACCAGCACCTGTACCCGCAGCTAATCCAGTAGCAGCACCCATTGGGCCAAGTGGTGCACCAAGGGCAGCACCCAAAGCACCACCGAATCCAGCACGGGATAATCGTGGAAGCGCACCTTCCGCAGCAGGGGTTAATGTGAACACCGATGGGAAAACTGAAGCGGCTTTTCCAATGTCTGCACCGACACCAGTCATACTCCCCTTGCGCTCATCGTACATTTTGGCATACGCTTGGGGATCAATCTTTTGCTGTCCGTAGTCGAGGGCACGCTCATGGTCATAAATTTGAGCCATTTTTGTACGAGCTGCTTGCAGATCACCCAATGTTTTGGGGTCTGTCACATTCGAGTCAATCAGTTGCTCATACGCTTTGGCGATACCTGTACGGGTGTCAGCTTCGGCAATTTCAGCAGCAGTGGGAACGTTCAAACCCTTATCACGGCGCTTGTAAATGCTATTGGCTTCAGCACGAAGTTGACGGATGTCGGTGAGAATGTCTGCACCACTCCGCCCTTGTCGCACTTCCTCAAGCATATTGTTAATCAGCGCATTACTTGCCTCAACCTTACCTTTGGCAACAGCCGATGCAGGTTTCCTCAATGCCTCAATCGACTTGATTACACTGCTATCTGGAACCAGTATGGGCATTTGACGCACTACGTCATATGGTTTACTGGCAGTATCTAACGCCGTTTCAATTGCTGCTTTATCGAGGGGCTTATTGGCGGGAACACCTAAATCTTCCCTAACCTTGTTTGTTACAGCAACTATATTACCCTTTGCCAATTTTTCCTCAACGACCACAGGGCCAGCCATTGCACCCTTGGCACGATTGGCAAGAGTTGGGTTTGACACAGCAGGATTGACAGCAGCACCGATACGTTGGGCTGCTTGAGTTGCTTCGATGGTGGGGGCATTTGCGTAACTTTGAGCAGCACGTCCCTCTTGGATTCGGGCAGCACGAGCTTCCAGTGGTGCAGCAATTGCACCCTTGACCAATGATCCCTCACTACGAGCAACATCACCAATTGCACGAGTAACTGGGGCAGTAGCACGCCCAAGATCACCCAGTGTACCCATTGGTACACCGACCATTGGGGCCATGAACTCACCGACTGCTTGCACATTTCGTTGTGCTTCTGGAGTGCGGGGTTGATAAAACTGACCAGACACTTGTTGTCCAAACTTGGCAGCAGCAGCCTTACCTTCTGGGGTAAACGCTTGACCACCCATCATTTCATGACCGAGTTGGGCAATTGGTGAAACCAGTCCACCTACAGCACCGCCAGCCAAGGCAGGCAACGTTTCGATGTTCCCCATTGCACGCTCGAACATGGATCGTGGTTGATATGTAGTTGGTGTCAGATTAGCACCAGCTTCCGTTGGGATTCCGGCAGCGCCCTTGGGTGCAGTTGTTACACCATTAAGCCCAATCTTGGTATTAAATTCAGCTTGTGGCATATCCGCATAAAACTTCTTATGCACTGCACCTGCAAGGTCAGCATCTGACATATCCGAATATTGCGGATACTTTGCGCGAATGTCGGTAATAGTCGCCATTATCGGATTCCCAATGGGTCTTCTCTACCAGCAGCAGGTGTTTTACCTTGTTTGTAATCGTAGGTCATATCGTAAGCCTCCTTCATCCGAACCTTGGAACCTTTGATGCTTTCAATCAGTTCATTGATGCCTGCTTTAACATCTTCCACGTTCTGAGTACGATCGAGGCCACCAACAATCGAGCGTTCGAGGCGTTCACCCTCTTGGTTTGACACGTTACCCAATGCACCACCTGTTTTAGACGCATCGCGCATATCCTGCAATGCTTGAAATCCACCCTTGGCAAATACTTTATTGTATTGGGATTGTGCCCTGCTACCCTCGCGTGACAAGCTAGGTGTACGACCGAAAACCGAACCCGTGATCTGGTTAAGTCCGGGATCGTCACGCAGCTTCTCAAGGTCTTTGATAAATGATTCCGACTTGGCATCAAACCCCTTCATGGACGATGTGGCTTGCGGAAATGCAGCCTCACGTTTCTGAATCTCTTTCGGTGGCAAACTCTCCATTGATGCAGCAGGAGTCATTCGACCCCTTAGTGCTTCTTCACGGGAAACAAACACTTGCTTACCCGTCACTGGATCAACCACTGCAACTGGTGGTTGCTCTGGTCGAGGTTGGGCAGGAGCACGACCAGCTTGTGCCAATCGAATTGCTTGTGCTTCCTCTGCTGGAGTCTTCAATTGATCTGCTCGTGGTGCTTGGGTAAAGGTTCCTGCTTGTGGGTTGTACACAGAACTACCAGCAGCTACTGTTAATGGTTTCATGCTGTCAAGCAACTGACTAACACTCTGCATTGACTTCATACGCAAATCATTAAATTTTCCAGTTTGCAATGCTTCCTGCAATGTAGCAATACCTTTTTCCGATGTTGCACCCATGCTATTAAGCCAAGGACCAAGCACAGGGTCTGAGTGAACAGACTTATGCAATTGAAAATACGCTTCAGGGGTGTCTGCCATACGGTACGCATCAGGAAGAAGTGCCAGCTTGTCAGCTATTAACTTCGTATCCTTAATCTGCCCCTCAGTACCTGCGGTCTTAGCTTCTTGTTTTAGCTTACCGAAGGTAAATCCCTTTTCAGGACTAATCTTCATTACCTCGTTTAAATACGTTGGTGAGGATGGGTCAAGGCGACGAAGGGCGTTAGTTTCCTCCATGCCGCGTTGATATTCTTGCATCTTCATCTGGTTCAACTGATTAGCTTGCTGACCCTGTTGCATCTGCTGCATCTGAGCAAACTGAGCAAAAGGATCAGGTGGTGCTTTGAACTGAGCACCCTGAGCGATTAGAGCATTAAGATCAGCCATGATTAGAATGTTCCTGCCATTGGTGTGTACCCTGTACCCATTGGTGAGCTAAGGTAGTTGGTTGTCTGAGGGGTGTAGAAGCCAGTCATGTTAGTGCCACCACCTTGATTGCCCATCATGCCCATCATGGCGCTGAAGTTTTGCTGGTTTCCGTAAGCACTTGCACCAGCATTGAGTGCGTTACTCAAACTGTTTGCGGAACCCATTTGACCAGCAGCGATTGCTTGACCACCTTGAGTAATAGCATTTCCACCAGCAGTACCGTAAGCACCAGCAGCAGACCCCTGATTACTAGCAGCAGATTGACCCGAGGCCATCAAGTTACCAAGTGGTTGCAGTTGGTTTGTTCGATTGGTTTGGTAGCGGTTAAACGCATTCTGGTATTCCTGTGAACCCATCTCTTGACCGTACTGTGTAGCAGCTTTGAGAGCACCGCCGGAAATCAGACCGCCACGAGCAGCAGCACTTCGATCCAGTCCCTTTAAACCCTCGGACAGACGAAAAGCGTAACCGGGATCAGCTTGGTAGTCTGCCATGCCGAAGTCTTTGGCGTATTTACCGTAACCAGCAGCGCCAGCGTTACCACCAAGACCCATCAGTTCCATCAATCGGTTCTGACCCGTTAAACCAGCTTGACGATATGGTTCTTGCAAAGCCATCTGCTGATCGAACATTTGCTTTTGCAAGTCAGCAGAACGATTGGCGGCTTCTGCTTGTGTGGAGGCAGCACTAGACGCACCCCTAGATGCCATTGCACCACCAAGTAATGCCGCACCACCCCCGATTAACGCTGCTGTAATAAAACTCATGGTGACACCTCAATGGATTGATTTTTAATCTTATTTCCCACAGTAAACATGGATTGTGGGTCATCCTCAACTAGTTCTGATTCTACATCTTCGACCGTATCAGCATCAACGCGATGGAAAGTCATACAGAGAGCATCCGTTTCAGCATATACGGCACGCTTTGTACCGGGTTTACTACAAATTAGTTGTGGGCCTGTAATGTGTTGAACCCCATCGTCTGTGGTAATGGCAACTGTACCCGACACCACCATGTAGAAGTGTTCCTTCTTATGAACCTTGCCAATGATTAGACATCCTGCTGGACGCCACACCTGACGGCAGTACATCCCACCGTGGAAGACGTGTTGAGTAGGAGGTTCGTATTGCTCATGTTTCGACACCTCGACCTGAAGCGCCTCAACCCGTGATCGCATATCCACGGGGGCAGCAACATTAAATTCAGGCCCGTAAGTGACTTGCATTAGCTGACCTCACGCCCACTGGCACGAATGTTAATAGCTGTAGCCGTACCAGCAATCGTGCTGATAAACCCACTTGCCATAAGCACCTGACCTACCAGTTCAGGGAACGTGTAGACCTCTGCTGGCTGGAGTGTCTTGGTCTTGGTAATCAAGTTCTGGTTGCCAGCAGTGTCAGCAGCAGTCACCAAGTTCACCGAGATCGTGGCAGCACTGGCGCTGTAGTTGGTTGCTGTGAACTTGTCGATGATGGTAGTGACACCAGTAGCGGTGTACTGAGTGACTTGGGTTGCTTCTGCAATCTTTGCAGGGATGAGGACTTTGACGGTGACTGTCATGGGTTACTCCAGAAGAAGGATGTTGTTGGGGGCTTGCTGCATGATGACCCAGTTAGTGCCGTCAGATACCATTGTCGCCCAATTGCCAATAACTGGCAACAAAATAGCGGTTCCAGCAGTGGCGCTATCAATAGGGGCAATGTTGCTGGAGGCTGAGTTGACTGACTGAGTTTGCAGATTCTTGACTGTGATGTATCGACCGGGCCAAGCCGATGCTGCTGGAAACGTCAACGTCAGGGCAGAGCCTGATTTGTTGTTGATAATCCAAGTATCGGTGTTGGTAATCGTGTAATCAGCAGTCTTGGTCAGCACAGTGGACAGAGGAACATAGTCTGTATTGGCTACAGCCGCACTGATTGCTGTCCCATTGCCCTTCAGAATGCCCGTAACGCTGGTCGAGAGGGTCAGGGCTGGAGTTGCACCACCACTCGATGTACCAGCTAACCCATTGGCAGATACGACAGAGACAGCAGTTACAGTTCCACCAGTGCCTGTAGCTGACAGTGTACCTGACGTAAAACTGACACCTGTGCCGATAGTGACATTGTTAAAGCCACCAGACCCGTTGCCGTACAGAATAGACGAGTTGGTGGTTAATGCACCCGGTGATACTTGAGGAACCAGTTGTAATGCCTGAAGCTGTTTCCAGACTTCAGCTAGTTCAGATTGAACCTCACTCACATTCGTGCTGGATGCCAGTGCTTCCAACTGCTTTTGTATCTCAGCAATCTGAGACTCTTGGGCAGACCCAGCAGCGTAGGCAGCAAAGCCAGCGGGTGTCGGGTCAAGTGGGCCAATGTCAATTTCTTGAACTGGTGGGCCAAGCTGCAAGTCTTCCAGCGAAGTGGGGTTAGACCCCGATCCCGTCAAGACAAACAGGTTCAACAGGAACCGATACCACTCACGCGAGATAGTACCCGTGCGCTCATCTATGAGAGCAACACGAGGTGCTGGAATGCTGGTGATATTGAGTAAATTCGCCATTACGCTTTGGTCGGACTCACGATAAGATTCGCACCCATGAGGGCAATCTTGACAGGATCAGTACCTGACACCTCGTACACCCGGTCACGCAGCTTCATGGTCATACCAAGCCTGCGCCACAGTGTACGAAAGCCATACTGACCAATCTTACCCATTGGCTTCCAGTGCTCATTAGACCAAGTGTGACCACCATCGTCTGACCAGCGAAGCATTACCTCGGGGTCAGAACCCTGACCCAGATTCAGACCGACACCAGCCTCGGCATCAAGTTGCAGACTGTGCTGGGCAGTACGGTTCAGGTTGTTCTGACCCGGTGGCAGCGCACGCCATGACCGCAACCACTTCTGCGATTGACCGTTATCGGCGTACACATCCAAGTCATACGAGTAGATGTTGCCATTGGCAAAGTCACCCACGATGGTCGTGTAGCCAAAGTTGCACTGACAGTTGGAACGGTGACGAGTGAACGCACCATTCTCAAATCCCGCACGCTCATGCCAAACTTGAGTGGACACATCGTAAACCCATGTGGCATTGGCACTGGGGAAAATCAGCACATAGAAGGCGTGACCCTCTTGCTGATAGGTGTACCCAATGGCATCCGAGATGTCGGTGTACTGCTGGATTGCGTACTCGATGGCATGGGTGGAAACCCTAACACCCGTGTACCCGTTGTTCTTGTACACGATGCCGTAGCCACGAGGGTCAGCACCTACCCAGAACAGAGCATTGTCGAGTTTGGCTACCGAGTATGGGGCAGCACAACCAATCTCGTTGTAGGCTCCCTGAATGCGTGCAAAGGGGAAACTCGCCAGTCCAGCGTCATACCAGACCTCGATGGTGTCTGTACCGAACACCCACAGTTCCCGATGGTCAACCGCCACAGCGACAACACCATCGGGTGAACCCTCTGCACTGGCAAAGTCCAATGGGTCAACAGACAAGCCATCTAGCAGGCTCGTGACCCATAGACGCTGACTGTTTGGCTCATTAAATGTGAAGTAGCCATCAAGGTACTGGACAGTCACAGCACCCGGAAAGTCAGGGTCGGTGATCTGCTGGAATACGTTGGTGACTTCGTTGTAGATGTAGCTGGGGCCGTTGCAGGCAAAGAACAACTGAGTGCCATTGTCTGCAATCGACACGGGGCCAGTACCCGACACATTGCCAATCTTGACAGGTGTACCCGTCAAGCTGGTGAGTTTGTACACCTCAGTACCCGACACCACATAGAAGTCGTTGCCGTTGGTCTGGTGTGACCACAGAGCACGGATGGGGCCAACACCTACCGATTGCAGAAACTTGAGGCCGGGTGCTCTGTTGAGAAACCCAGCCTCTTTCCCACCTTCGGGGATGGCTTCAGGGAACAAGTTGACACAGCGATTGTCAGCAGCGTTGACGCTACGGGCTACATAAGATGCGCCAAGGAAGGGCGTCTTCATTAGTAGTTACCCGCATACACATTGAACCGCTGACGAGTGGCAACCAGTGCGTAAGGTATGGACATCACATCATCTGGATTGTTGATGCGCTTCAGATTGCGCTTGCTGCTCATGGCAATACGAGACACTTGCCGACTTGGTTCTACACCAAACTCAGCAGCGATCTCACAGGCCAGATTGTATTTAAACGCACGCAGATAACCCGGTGGAAATGACAACTGAGTTGCCAGCGTAGCGGGTTGAGTGAGTTCAGTGACCGAGACAATGTGCCATTCCAGTTCCCGAGTGGGCTTTGGGTAGACGGTCATTGTGGCGTTCGGGTACTCCATGTTCACCCAGCAGACTTGAGGGTAGGTGGACGTTACAGTTTTTACTGCAATGCCGTTGTACTGCTGCTGGTTAATGAACTTTATGCCAAACGACACGTTGGTGCTTGGGTCACGGTAGTACGTTGAATCGTCAAACAAGACTGGACGATTGCCAGGGAACGTACCTGTTGGGCCGATAGTCTGGGTCAGAACATCAGCGGGCCAGATGTAAGTTTGATCTTGGGTTGCAAAGACGGAAAGACGCTCAGTATTCCACGAATCAATCATCTGATTCATAGCTGTCAATGCGTCCTGTGAAGTTTCGGCAGATGGGACTTCTCCCTCAGCCAGCATACCGATGAGGCGTAAAGCGCCGTTGATCTGGTCTCCTGCTGACACTGCCATATTAAACTCCTTCGGTCACGACCTTGCGTGTGTATTTGCGCTTAACTTCCAATGCGTTTACAGGAGCCACCTCGACTGGTTCAGCAGTGGGCGTATCCAGAGTATAACGCACCCATCCATTTTTCTCATCATTCACTGCCTCAAGTTCCATGTTTGCAACTTTAGTGCCGTAGACGAAGTGTTTTAGATAGATAGTCATAATGAAAAAGAGGGCCGAAGCCCTCTATATTAACCGATGAGCCAGTTCACACCGTCACAGAAGACAGGGACGATGTAAGCACCACCAGCGGCAACAGCAGCACCAATACCAGCGGTATAAGCTGCATTGGAATTGCTAACAGCAGCACGAGTGCCAGCCAGAGCAACAGACGCTGCTGGCAAAGTGCCAACCGTGTACAGTTTGAACTGGGCGTTATCAAGCGAAGGGTCAGCGTATGCAACGCCAACTGCTTTTGTATTTGCCATGAGTTGTCCTTAGTTAAACGGGGCCGAAGCCCCATTGAGATTTAGGCCAAGCGGTACGCAGACCAAGTGCCTTCGCCTGTCTTGACAGCACGCCATGAAGACGATACCAGAGCCAACACAGTAACAACACCAACCAGTGTCCAGCCTGTACCAGCGACAACAGTAGCAGTATTAGTGCCACCGATGTTCAAGATGCTGAAGTCGAATGAACTGTTGACCTTGGCGCTGGAAACCAGAGCTTCAGTCAGAGCCACTGTGGGCAAAGTGATGTTGGCAACTGCACCAGAGTAAGTAACGATGCCGTTTGTGAGTTCAGCAGCGGTCAGGACAGCAGCAGCAGTCTTGGCGACTGGAGTAGCTTGCACAGACATAGCGACTTCAGCCAAATTACCGTCACCGACTTGATAACCACCAGAACCATTAGGGATAGCCATGATAAATTCCTTTTAAATTTGAAACGAAAAAAGGGTGTGAAATAACTTCACACCCAGTCTAATTATCCCCAAATACGCGCTGCCATTGCAGGGCGAATTGCGGAATAACCGTACAGGACATCGATCCGGCAAGGCATGCGATCATTATTAATATCATATTGACGCACGATACGCAACGAGATACCGTTATGCACTTGACGTGAAGCCATGTCAACGCCTTGAGGCAGCAACAAGTCAGCAGTTGCGAAGGTGATCGCATCTTTGTGGTAAACCAAGTTCTGTGCGAACTGGCTAGAAGCAGCACCGAGGAAGGTCACTGTTTTGCCTGCAACTGGGAAGCTGTCGATGGTAGCCAGTGCGTGAGCAGCGGTGTACATGGCAGGCGACACAGTAACAGTCCAAGCACCGCCCACAGCGGTAGCGTCAGCCACAGCGGTGAATTGTTGCAAAGAACCAGTGGTTTCGCGGGTCTGTGGGTTGACTGCGTAGCAATCAGCAACAGTGAACACGTCACCAGCTTTGATGGTTGTAGTCACAGAGGCTTGAGTCAAGCCAAGAGTAACGGAACCTTGTGAGCTAATGGTAGCGGTCACAGTGGTGGCAGCGGAAGCATCGCGTGAACCAGTGGTGTGCTGCTTGATCGACTGAGACATATTGATCTCGTCAAAGCCCAACACGCCAGTGCCCATCATGCCGTTACGGAACTGCTTGCTGATAGTGTCTGTTGGATTGAACAGACCCTTCATACCTTCGACCAAGCCAGCGTTAGCAGCAGGGTTGACGGTAGCGTAACGTGGAGACATACCAGCAGCCGACTCGTTCAGTTTTTGTTGCGCTTGCAACAGAACCAAAGAGGTCGATGGTGTAGTACCGGGAGTACCGACAGATTGGTAGATGCTCTTGTAAGCATTTGCAACGTCAGCATCAATGCTGGAAGCCAACTGGCTAATACGAGGCTTGAGCACACGTTCTGCGAAGTCATCCAATTGCATGGTCAGTTCAGCAGAACTGAAGTTGACACCAATGTGCTTTTGGTTGGACACAGAGAGAGTGGTGTACTGCTCGTTGTCATCTTGCACTTGCAGGGCAGCGCCATCAGTAACGAGAGCACGGTCAGGCAAACGGATACGCAGAGTGGAGCCGATTTTAGCGCCTTCAACAGCGAAACTGTCATCATACTGACGGTTCACGTTGCGAGTAAGCACGAGGTTATTTTCCAAGATTTCCAGCGATTTGCGGGTAATCATGTCAATGGTTAGGATCGAATTGGACATAAATGTTCCTTAAAGAAGTATAAAACTAGCGGTTACGTTGTGCTTCCCACTTCTTGGCCTGTCGTGCTCTGTCAGCAGCAATCCAGTCTGACGTACTCATGGTCTTCGTTGAACGAGGATCAGTTGTATCGAAAGCTGCACCGCTAGTGCCACGAGCAGTAACTGGCGCAATAGGCGCTGGAGCACTGGACGTTTTCTTTACGGGAGGATTGTCAGCTAATTTAGCTTCGATCTTCCCGATCTCTTTTGCCTGCGAGAAAGGTGACAGACGGGCAATGCGATCTGCTTCTTTGGGGTTAGTGCCAAGGTAGTAAGCTACATCGGGGCCAACATCAGAGTTCTGGATCGTCTCAGCCATCACGTTGGTAATCGTCAGCTTGGGGTTATAAGCGACTTGTTCAAAGTCATCATACTTCCCACGGGCTTCCTCTTCACGCTCGTGATAACTCTCAAGAATGTCGCTTTGTTGCCGTTGCTGTTCACGCTGTTCGATTAACTTGACTGCCCGTGCTTCGGCGTAAGCCTCAACGGAATCAAACTGATCGACAGGTGGAATATCAACGGGTGCTGCGGGTGCAACCTGACGTTCTCGTTCCCATTTGCGTTGCTCTCGGGCAAGGCGTTTGCCTATGGCAGCATCAAGTTCCTCTTGCGAGAATGTCTTGGGCGCTACTTCTGGCGTTTCCGGCGTTGAAACTACAACTTCAGTTGAGGCCGTCTCATCCGATGCTGGCACGGGTAGTGACTCCGCTAATACTTCTTCTGACATTTTGAATCCTTCGATTCCCCAGTGAACCTCGCTGGTACGGTTTGTTTAATTATATGACTATTTATCTGCCAAAGCAGAAGTGGTTACTTCCCGCAGCAAGACCATTAAAACAGGCCACAGCAGGATAACGTAATTGCGATATGGCATTGGTATGAACGAACCGAGAAAGCCACTGTTGACCTCCACGGCTGTTAATAGAGCGCCGATTATTGCAACCCAGTAGGTTTTGGACTTGAGGCGTTGAAGGATGGTGTTCATGTTGTTACTAATCACCAGTTATTAAATTGTTTAAGAGATGCCTGATTTGGACGAATTCCTGACATGGGAATAATGTATGCCCAGCAAACACCTGCAGCAGTTCCCGGCCACTCCACAGTAATAAATTGTTCAGGATTGCCACCACCTGAATAAACAATTTCCTGAGTTCCTGTAGTTAAGCTGCCCCAGAAAATTGTTGGCACTGCTGATTGCACGGCGCTAAAACCGCCTTTGGCATCTTGCAATGTTGTTACATTTATTCTTTTCACATCAAAGGGTGCTGAATACTGACCAGTAATAGTCACAAGCGATGTTGCTTGTGATCGGTAAACAGTAGACGCGCCGCCAACTTGAGCATCACTAACCGTGACAAGCATAAATGAGCAAATATCACGATTTGCAACGGCAGGATCGTAGTCAAAGAAAATTGGAAATAAAACTTTAACATTTCCAGCAGTACCAGCAACCGTAGCCATCCTATAGTCGGACGGGACTTCCCAAGGGAAAGTTGTTTTGTATTTGGAGGTTTGCGTTGTTGTGTCGTAGTAAAACGGCATCAACTTTGGATCAATCAAGTTACCAAGGTTTGTAGTGTAAACATTGTTCTGCGACATACGAGTGGCTTCATCAACCATGATGACGTGGTTTGTGATGCTATATGTTGAACCAATTGCGGTGCTTGGTTTTGGATAAGTGCTGTTTCCTGCATCGACACCAACGATGAAAGGGGCCGATAAGATTTTGCAGTTTTTCAGATTAACACTGCCCGGATACCCGGTTTTGTAAGTGATAACGGGCGCACCACCAGTTCCACCAACGGCGCTATCCTCAATCGTAATTGAAGGGTTGGCGTATGGTTGTGTTGGGAGCGTATTTGAGTATGTCCAAATAAATGGACGTGCGCTTTCTAATGAATTTCTGCAACCGCGAATGTTTAAACATTTTACGCTGCCATCACTTGCTGTGCTTTGAGCACTATCGGAAACAAAGTCAATCCAACGTGCGTTTTGCGGGTTAGGGATTTGGTTGCCATGCGGGATGAAGAAGTTGTCATACATATTGACGTTCCCATCGCCTGACAAATACAGCAGTGCGTCGTAGGAATCCTTCTTTGCGTAAATCCAGCAATCACGAATTGTCATTTTATCGGTGTAATGTTTAACAAATACACCAGTATCGCCGCAGAACGAATTGCGAATGTCGATCATGGTTGATCGTGTGGTTGTATAGCTTACTGTGTCCAAGAAAGTTCCGTTGGCTTGTGAACGGCAATTGTCCACTTGAAACATGGACTCATTTTTGTTGGTCGTATCAAGGCGAATTGCTGTTGCAAAATTTGCAAAAATTAAATTTTGAAATTTGTTGCGGTATCCTCCGCCATTAAAGTTGATACCAATGTTGGTGTTATCGCCAAACAATGCCGCACCACTTTCGTCGGCAGAAAAAGTAATGCTGGCTTGGACAAAAGTGTTGGGGTCGATGGTCTGGTAGGGAATTTGCACGCCGTTCGCAGCAGCAATCTTGTATTTACCAATGGGAAAATATAAAACCAAATTTGGGTTGGCTGTAAATGTCGCTTCAGCCGGGGAGCCACCAACTTGCAATGTTGGAGCAATTGAAATAAGGTAGTCAACTCCAGCTTGAATTGCAGCAGTGCTGTCAGCAACACCTGTGGGGTCTGCACCATAATCCAATATATTAACGGACGCGCCGTTAATCATAGAAAAACTTGTTTTTGTAAGAGACATAAATTTCCTTAAACTTGATAAGTGCCTGTAATAATTAGGTTGTTGCTAGCATAAGTCTGAAAATTTGCATTGGTGACATTTGCTTGCCCGGAGGTTGCTGTTTGATAGAGGTTAATCGTTGAAGCATTAAAGGGAAGCAAACCGTGTGGCGCACCCGTTAACAGCGCACTGTTTTGCAAAACAACAGGAATGACATAGTAACGATCATTCGTATTAGAAGAAACAAAGGGTAATCCTCCAACAGCAGCAGATCCTGTGGATGAACCAACTTGTTGAATTTGTATAAAGAGTGTGAATTGAACACAATTTCCAATTCGTTTGTACCAGCCACTTTGCCCGTTATAAACTAGACCTGTTGATCCACCGCCAAAAGTTAATGTCGGTGTGAAAGTCCCCTCCTCATACCAGTTCAACAACTGCGAGGTCATCCCTGCTGCTGGTGTGTTGGCGGTGAAATTGATGCCTTTGGCTGCTGTGCCTTGGACAAAGTTCCCAAGAGTGGCTTTTATATCTTGCGAAGACGTGATGTTTAAAGCCTCGCCATTATTGGTATAAACAATAAATGGATTAGCACCATATACATAAGTTATGTAGCCTGTACCTGAACCAAGGGCGGCAGAAGTATCGCCCAAAAACCATGCTGCCGAACTGTTGCGCTGGCCTTGAATATACGCACCGTTTGCTGCGTTACTTGTACCATTTAAAACAATACCTGTGGCAAAACTAGTAGTGCCACCAATGCCAATAGTTGCATTACTCATAGCAACTGTTCTGCCAGCGGTTAAATTGGCAACACTAACTTGTTTTGTGACGCTGCCTTGAACAATAGGCAAAACTTCTGTACCCACCAGCGGCGTGGCAGAGGAAGTTAGTGATGATATTTTCGTGTTAGCCATACACTTAGATTGCGCTTAACCGCAGAGTGCTGGTGCTAGATGTGGTTACGCCTCCGGGTGGCGTATATTGAAATTGCAACAAACCGCCACTACTTACCCACACAATAGTGCCACCAGCCGCAGTGCCACCAGACGCAGATTTCAATGCAATCTGAGTAACAGACTTAGGATCGCTTGCTTGACTAACTACAACAGTGCCTGAAAACACATAATTTCCATCATTATTGTCGTGATAAAAAACCCAATTAAATGTGGAATTACGGTCGCAATATTGATTTGTTAGTGCGGTAACTTGTACTCCAGCACCCGCAGGGCCAAGTGCAAGTAATTTTGTCGGGGAACGATAAGTAATTCCTAAACCGCCAACATTTTTTTCAAAATCAAAATAGTTGTTATCAAGAACAGTTCCGATTGGGACATCACCGTAAAATGAACCAGCGGATGTGTAAATAAAATTATTTCTAAATGTGCAATTAATAATAGATGTTCCTGCACCAACAGTACTTACTGCAACTTTTGTAGCAGATGACGAAAATATATAACAGTTTTCTACGGTAAGATTAATTAAATTTGTCGTACCAGCATTAAACTGAAAATCAGTTCCATCACTTTCAAAATACATCCCATCAAAAGATATGCCAAACTTTTCAGTTGTGCCACCAAAGACAACACCCGCTACCGAATTAAACTCAATCACACCGCCGACAAATTTAACGCCATAGCATGAACCATCAATTACAACACCTTGTGCGTTGCTGGCAAATCGGCATCCTGAAAATAGCAAAGCATTGTTGCCGCCATCTGCAAGGCGCAATCCGATATTGCAACCCGCAACATCAAGATCGGTAAAGTTGGTAGAAAATCCTCCATTAGCGCCAGCAGTTGCCGAACCCCAGTAAATGCCAACATCGAAATCTAAAATTTGAATACCTTGAAAACAAGATTGACCTGAGTATTGACCCACACCGGGTTTAGCATAAATGGCCGTTCCCACACCCGCAGTATTGGAAAGAAGATATAGGTTATAAAACGCCGTATTTCCACAGGCGCTTAAATCAAGCAAATATCCAGTTCCGTAAAAGACAATTTGAGCCTTGTTGCCTTGAACTAAACCTTGTCGAGTTGTCCAAGCTGAAGTCATTGTCAAAGTGCTTGTTACTTTGTAAATTGAATTACTTACAAATGAAAGTTGACGAAATGGTCCATTACCAAGCCAATTAAAAGCGGTTTGAATAGCAGCCGTATCATCAGTAACCCCATCACCCACTGCACCAAAGTCCTTAACACTCACAGACTCTCTTAACTTAGTTTGTACCGTAGTGGCTATAGCACCAGTGCTAGCGGGGGTGTAGGTTACCAGTGAAGCATCGGTCACACCAGTAGAGAGTGTCTGAGCAGTTGTGAACTTGACCAGTGCCCCGACATGAAGTCCAGCAGTAAACGTAATCACGGTGGAACTGGTTTCAACGTAACTGTATGTCGCCCCGTCAATCTGGTTCACACCATCAACATACACTGTTAGGTTGTTTGTGTCCGGCTGGTACTGCATTGTGGTCAGCGTGAACACGGTCTGGCTGGCTGTGGCTGTCTGCACCTCAGTCTCGGTCAGGAAGTTGACAAAGTTGGAATTGATACCCACGATATTGTCGTAAGTGCCGATCAGCACATCGGTAGATGTCTTCAGGACAAACTTGTACTGAAACCCGTCAGTCAGCCAAATTTCACCACCGGGTACACGCCCACCCGAGTCAAGGACGATGGGGTTGGAGTGTGCTGTGGAACCAGCAGCACTGGTGTAGGTAGCTTGTGGGGTAGTTGTACCAGCCACATAGGTGTACATCTTGCCACCTGAAAGGGGAGCGCCATTGTTGTCGAAGAATTGACCAGCGACACCGCCGACAGGGGAAAGAAGGACAGCCATTTATTGCTCCAGATTAGTCGTAAACAACCGTAAATTCAGCAGATGTGCCGCCAAGTACGATGTACAGACCCTTATTGAAAAAGATTCCTGCTGGGAAACTCAGGTACTGAGAGCCAGCCGCTACGGTGATTGTATTGGAAATCTTCGGATCGCTGGTACTTCCAGCGCCTGTATCGTAAACAGTCAGAGTGCCGCTAGAACTAGCTGACACAAAGATTCCAAACAGTTTGCCAGCACCCACCTTGACTTGGGTGGTAGCTGCGAGTTGCATATAGTTTGCCATGATTAATCCGTAAAGTTCTTGATGAGCACGCCTTCAAAGATAGTGCCGATACCTAAACCCGCACCACTCGATTTGAATTGAAACTGCACATCCGTCTTTTCAGTAAAGGTCAGCGGGAAGTTTGCAGCAAACTCAAACGTGTTCAAGAATGGGGCTTGTGAAACAATGTACTTTGTACCAGCAGGGGAAAGCGTTTGAGCGCGAAACGTAGCATAGACACCCGATGTAACAGAGGTGGATGACCATGCACCAACGTGATTCCCGTACAGCGTGTAGCCAGCAGGAACCGTGTAAATGGACATATTGCTCTGACCTGTGTCCACAGCGATCTGACCGTAAGTGACGCCACCGTTCTTGGCAGTAATCACACCAACTGGGTTAACGCTATCTGGCAGCACATCGAGTTGATTTACACGGAAGAACAGGGCCGTTGTGACAACAGGGGTTGTGCCCGTCAACGTCACAGTTTCGCTGATTCGGTGGTAGTTGGCATCCAAGCCAAACACAATGATCTGCACAGCAGTATCGGACGCAGAGGTGCTGACGATGCTCATGGCAACAGCAGAGGCTGGGTAAGTGTATGCAGCAGTGTTCTCCCATGCAGGAATAAACGCTGCATTGGTGATGCTGGCACTGTAGCCAAACAGGAACACGGACTGGTGTCCGGGAATTTGACCCCGACCAACCTGAAGGTCAAACTGTTCAGTTTTACCGTACTGTGTCTGGGAAACGTACTTGGTGCTCATGATAGAAACCTTAATTTATAGAGGGTCGAGAGATAAAGTTCAACAATGCCGTCAATCAGATTCTGCAACGGCGTGTCCGTTTTATCAACCATCTCGTAGCGGCATTTCTCAATTTCCTCAAGCTGACCCTGAAGAAACTCGGTGACATTGGTTGTCTTTTTAGCAGAGACAAGGGAGATAGGCCCGATTAGACCATGCCGCCCTTGGTAGGCTTCAGCAAACCCATCGGCTAGGCCAATGACGTCATCGTAGAAATGACGCAGGGCTTTGTGCTTTGAGTAAGACCGGGTATTCAAGTGCACAGAATGGGTGACATCCCGTGCCAAGAACAACATTCCGATGAAGTCAGCGCATTTCATTGGGGCATCTCCTGCATTGGTGGTTGCATCTGTTCTGGCATCTGTTCTGGCATCTCACCCATGTTCTCTTCAGGTGACTCACGCATCTCAGGCATACCGCTCATCATGTTGTTGGACTCCATAGCCGCTGCAACCACACCCATCGCAATATCCTGAATCTGCTCTTCGCTCATGCCAGCTTGTACTGCTGAGATACGCTTGGTCTCAGCATCAAACATCTTGATCTGGTTGGCCTGTTCCTTGATCTCCATGTCACGCACTTCCATCGACTTGCTGACATTCTGGAGCATCTGGTGCATCTGTTCCATCTCTTTACCCATCGCTTCCATCTGCTGATTGGCAGCTTGGAGGGCTGGATCATCTTGGTCAGACAGCAGTTTGGGGTCAATGGTCTTGGCAAAGCGTGCCGACATTTCTTGTGCACCGGGCCAGTCCATGTTCTTGATGAACAAGTCGCCAGCGACAGCCCAGAGTTCGGGATTACCCTGAAGCAACTGGCTCATGGCTTCCAAAGACTCTTGGCGCTTGGTCATGTAACCGGGGCCAGTGGTGACGCACACATCGTACTTGCCAACACCGAGGTTATAGATTTTCTCAATCACGATACCGTCTTGATTGATGATCTTGTTGACTGGTTCAGCTTGGTCAGGGTTTGTCTTGACCATTGTGGATGTACCGTCTTCACCAATGATTCGGGCAACACGCTCGGTGTCGTAAATCTTGGGAATCATGTCCACGCACTGACGAGTGATGTAACGAACAGCACGGGCCAAGTTGTCAACGAAGTGGTAAGTGCCTGTATCGCCCTGCTTCTCACGGGCCAAGATCGCTTTACCCGAACGCTCGTTGCTGGTGGCTCCAAGACTTGAGTCATACTGACCCGTAGTGCTCTTGATGTCATCAGAGGCTCCAGCCTTAGCCTGAAGCAGTCCAGATGAGGCCATAGGGGGCTGCGCACGCTGTGGCAAGGGCAATGTGGCACCAGCACCGTCTGTAACGTCTGGGTTGACCTCAAGATAGGGCCAGTTGGTCGTGTTTGCTGTCTTCCACTGGTTCTCGTAGCCTTCAAACTGACCACCGTAGCCAATGAAGGGGGCTTTAGGGGCCAAGGCAAGCATCTCAGCTTCTTGGCTCACCCAGTAGTTGTACATCCGTTGGGCGTCTTTGGCGTTACGAACCAAGCCTGAAACGAACAGTTTACCGTCCACCTCGAACTCATTTCCGACCACACGCACCACAGGAATCCACTTTCCAGCCCAATCCTGCTCTTCCAGCATCTCGTAGCCATTGGTTTTGCACCATTTGACCTTTTTCACGTCCACATCACGGGTACGCTTTGGTTTGCCGTAAATCTGCTTGAGATTCTTGTCTTCAGGTGAGCCATCCACAGCAGTAATGTTGCCTGTGTACAGGTTCAGCTTCTCTTTGCTGTGCTCGTAGTAGAAATACTCAGCGATACGCACAGTATCCTCACTCACCCACTGTGCCAGCGACTGATCGCCAACACCAAGAGAGTTTAGTGACGAAATAGGCACTGCATCGGGAAACATACGGGAATAATCAGCCTTCAGCACGTCTTCGGTGATGAAGCACCATGCAGCATCAGAGCCGCAGGGGTCTTGGATCATCGGATCCATGTAAACACTGAAAGAATTGCGAATCCGACCAATTTTGATGTCCTGATCGAATGAATCGTCAGTGCAATACTCGGTCAAAAGACGAATATACCCCTCACCATAGGCCACTTGGTTCTCACAGGCCGTATCATAGGCAACATCAGCATCGGAGATGTACTCAATATGACGAACCATGCCATCAAAGATTTCAGCAACGGCTACATCGGCCTTGTCATCGGCAGGGATTACCTTGCCACTGGGACGGTTCTGACGCTGGTCGTTGGTAACTTGACGGACGTGCTGAGGCAGCTTGTTGATAGTGAGACAAGGGCGTGCATTGATGGTCTGACCCTGAACAGCGCCACGGGTAGCCAAGACATCAGCAGGCCACTGCCAATGGTTATCAGGAGAGCCTGCAAAGAATCGCAAGTCATCCAACTCATCTTCACGAGACTCGGACAGCGCGGAGATCGCCATCGTCAAACGTGACCGCATGGTGGTCAAAATGTCTGCTTTATCACCAGACTTGACGCTACCAGCAGCGACTTTCGCCACATCGTACATTGAAGAGTTATTCATTGAAGATTCCAATTACGTCTTTTTCACGCATCATCAGGTAGTCATTACCCTCGTGAGTAACCTTCTGACCCGAGTGTTCACCGAACAGCACATTGTCACCTACTGTAACATCAGTGGCCTTTTTGCCAGCAGCAACGATGATGCCAGAGTACATTTTGCTCTCAGGCAGTAGGATAAGTCCCTGTTTGGCAACATTTTGCTTAATCAGGATGCAATCGCTCAGTGGAACAAGATTCATTTTTTCTTCGGTGTTGGTTTAGCGGCTTCGCGCTTGACTGAATACGCTATGGCAACTGCTTGCTTCACGGGTTTGCCGGATTTTACTTCAGCAGCCACATTTTTACGAAATGCAGCGGGGCTGGCAGATTTTTTAAGTGGCATTATGACCCCATCCATGAAGTGGTTGCGCCGCCAGATTGTGCATTTACCCGGCGTGTAGTTGCTTGATTGTAATCCCGATGGGCCACCGGGAACGCAAATGTTACGCAAAGAGCATCGGCAGCATCCGGCGAGGCTAGTCCACGGGCCTTCATCTCCTTCTTACTCTCCAGCAAAATAGACCCGCTGGAGTTGGTTTTCCGCATGGGGCCAGTCAGGTCTGCCTTCAGTTGTCGGTCAGTCGGTATGCTGGCAGTCTTGAGCCAGTCCTTCATCGCACCCCACATCTCAGCCCGTTTATTCTGGTACATCACAGGACTCTTGGCTTTCCATCCGAAGTTCACACCACGCACCTTGTAACGCTGCTCAGTCAACCTGTCCAGAATCCCGTAGCCCAGCCCACCCTCGTCAATCACGGTCAGCGTAGGCTTATATTCCTCAATCGCCTCAATGACGTGACCCACCACGCTCATGGTGTCCTCACCCTTGTACCGTTTGATCGCAATGATGTCACGACCCTGACGAACCAGTATCACCGTACTATCCATGCCCCCACGGGCCGGGTCAACGCCTATAACGATGGGGGCAGTCAAGTCTTTGTACTTCGCCCGTTTAAACGCATCCTCGACAGTCACAGGCGAGATGAACTGGTCTTCCCCCGAGGCGGGAAACTCACCGTACACCTCGACTCGTGCCTGTATGGAGTCTTCCCCGTACTCCGCAATGATCTGGTCATAGATCGACTTGTCCGTGCCTTCTACGGTACGCGCATCAATGATGCTACCGTTCCAAAACTCCCGCTTCCCGTTAAACGTTTCAAAGAAGTACCCGTTGTTTCGCCGGGGATTACTAAACGCAAACCAGTACCTGTCCAGAATCTTCTCGGTAAAGAATCCAGCCGCCACCGACCAAATCCCATCAGGGATACCCGATGCCTCATCGAAGATCACCATCATCCCATCCATGTTGTGCACACCCGCATAACTGTCTGGGTTCTCTTCACTCCACAGCTTCCCCTCAGCAGCCCAATACCGGGTACCCTTTTTAAGGTCACGCTCCACAAGGTCAGTCAACCACTGTGCAGGAACGAGTTTGGTCGCGCTCACCTCCCACCAGTGAGCATTGATACTCATCGTGGCCCACTTGGTCAACTCACCCCAAGTAACCGTGCGTAACTGGTTCTCACTGTTAGCCGAGACAATCACAGTTGACCCGATGCGGGTGGACAGCATCCACAAGATCAGCCAGCTAACCAGTGCTGACTTCCCGATCCCCCGACCACTAGATACAGCAGCCCTCAGCGCCTCCATGTCCAGTTGACCGCGATTAGCCTTGATGTGTGCACTCACCGAACGAAGTATCTTCCGCTGCCATGCCCGTGGGCCTTTGAAGTTCGCCAGTGGGGTATTCGCCACTCCCCACGGGAAACTGAACAGAACGAAGCTCTCAGGGTCATCGGCAAGCTGTGTGCTCCACAACTGACTCATCAACTGCTGCTCCTCAGCAGGCGCGTAAAGTGGCTTCTGCAATCTAGTTCTCCCCGATCAGTGGTACATCTGTTACATCGTCTATCAGGTCAATCGTGCGACTGTTGGCAGCAGCCAGCGCACCCAATATACTGATCTGTCCACCAATGTCGATGGTCTTGGTATCGCCATAGGTCTTACGATTGTCCGATGCAATGATCCACTTCCGAGTGTCGATCTTGAGCCGTGACCGCTGAACGTCCTCCATCGAGTCATCAGCATCGGCAATGTCGATCAAGTCACTCACCCACAGTTCACTACGCATCTCCTTGGCGCTGACGTACCTACTGTATAGATCACCCGTCTTCTTCATCCACTGGATAAACATCCCAGCTTCGAATTGCCGAAAGTCCTCCTCCAGAGCCTTCTTTAATGAGTAGCCCGAGGCCACCTTATCGAGAATACCCTCGAAGGCATTGGCGAACTTCATGTAGATGAGTTCCCGATTGCTCTTGGCATTGGCAACGGACAGCGGGGTGGAGGGTAAAGGCAGATCGCCAGCACTGAGCCAGTCAGGTAGTTCGAGTGGTGTATCAATCTCGCCTATGGTTTGATTATTCATAGTGTCTTGATTATGCACGAGGGGTGGGTAAGTGTGTCAGATGTGTGGTGTGTCAGATGTGTGGTGTGTCAACTGGGGGGGATGTGACTCGGAACCCATTGGGTTATACATCATGACAAATTTGAAAAATAAAAAAATTGTGTCTCAGCCCTCCGTAACCGTAGCCACATGGCGCAGGGCCCTCCCTCCCCCCACCCCCGGCCCCCCGTCGGCCATTTTTTCATGAGTCATATCAATCACCTAATCCAATAACCCAATGGGTCACTGTATAAATGTACAGTAAAACTTTCAGTCACAGTTGTCACACTAACCCATTTAACCCGTTGGGTTGCGTTAACCCGTTGGGTTGCGTTAACCCGTTGGGTTTCAACCCGTTGGGCTAAGTGTTGCATAGAAACAACACTTTTCGGTTCAATTGTGACAACGAGTGAGGTAACGTGACAAAAAAACCTCCGCGCCCGCGGTTTATATTTCAAACACCTTTTTTTAAACGAACTGATTTTTCAGTTTTCCTAAATCTCATATCCATTTATAAAGTCACATTGTCACAGTCTGGCAAAATAGTCATAATCAATCAACCCAGTGGGTTCAATAGAATTATTTATCGTTTAAACCGTAAAACATGAACCCATTGGGTTATACTAGACACATGGCAAAGTCGCCATGTAACGTAAGGTAAACAAAATGATCCGCTCTCTCGCTCTCCCCCTGATCTTCACGTTCATCACGCTAGCCGCTAGCCTCTGCCTGATGCTTGCTTATTTCGACTGTTTAACTCAATCTTGGAATCTGTAACATGAATACAATTTTTGCATCACTCCCAATCGGCACTCGCTTCACCTGTAACGGTAACGAGTGCGTGAAGCAGTCCACACGCACCGCGCTACTGGTCAACGTTGACCGCGTTTTTTACTTTGCACGCACTGACCGGGTGCGGATTATGGGAACTAAATAACATGAAAACTCCACGCTACTACGCTCTGCGCTGCTACCCCTCGCATGGCTTCCCTAAATTTATTGATAGCTTCAAAACTTTGGCATTGGCCCGTAGTTGGGCGGCTCAAGCTATCCGTGACGGGTATTGTTCCGTTGAAATTCTCAGGGATCAATCCATGCCATCAGGTTATTTTGGAATCCAACGCGACTTAATTGACACTATCCGCGCTTAAGATTTCCACTGTAAGCCCCTATCGGGGGTTTACGGGGTCAATTTTGGCTCACTGTAACGTTAGGACAATTTATTATGCGCAAAATCGAAACTCAAATGTTAAACGCCGTTTCAACATGCTCAACATGGCATGGATCAAATACCACGGTGTCATCAATCGACGGGGTAAATTGTGCAGTGTATCTACACAATAATCATATCGCTGACGTAAACAGTCAAACCGGATTTGTGATGGTCAACAAATACACGTTGCGCAAGTGGCCTAGCGTCACCACTAAATCGCGCTTGCGTGCACTGGGTGCAAAGGTTAGCACTTTCAAGGGTGTCACCTACTTGGACAATGTAGCCGTTTAAGATTTCCACTGTATACCTTCGATGAGGGTATACGGGGTCAATTTTGGCTCACTGTAACGTTAGGACAATTTATGCGTATCACTCAAAAGTTTCTCGAAGCTCAAATCAAAAACCTTAATACCCTAGTTGGCTTGGATGGCGTGCCGATTTATCGTGTTGACGATACGGGCAAAGTTATCGGCGGTAACCCCGGCGTGTATTGCCTATCATGCGCATATGGTGGATATGCACTGCACCGAATGAGCGCGTCGGGCGGTACTGGAGTAAACGATATATTCGGCGGTCACGGCCCAGCGCGTGAACTGTCCGACAAGATTAGCGCGCTGATGTACGGTATCGGGCTTTCCAAATGATCCAAGCTCAACTATTGGCATCCCTGCGTGCTGTCAGGGATGAGCACGACCTATTGGCCTGCCTGAATGCACTGTCCAATTGGTTCCCTCAGAATGAAAAGATAGGGGATGCCCTACTCGACTGCATCCTGATACTTGATGACCGTTTGAACAATTAAAGGATGACTATGTTTAAAGTAATTGAAAAGTTAAACCCGTTAGCGGTTCACTGTATAGCCGCAACCCGTGACCGGGCAGAGCACTGGATCAAGGTACTAGCCCCTGACTATTGCGCCAAAGGTTACCTCATGGATAAAACGCTAACCCCTGACAGCTTCACAATTAAGGAATCAAAATGAGTATTGAAATGACTGATACCGAAATTGAAGCCGTACATTACACAATCGGCAATTTGCAGATAGCTGGGTTGTTTGCCCGACTCGTTGATATGCAAACTGAAGTTGACGCGTTGATTTGCGAAGTTGAGGACTTGAAGGCCCATATTGCACGCCTAGAGGGTAACGGCCCATGCTGACGCTATTTGTGGCCCTTATAGCGGCACTTGCAGCCCTTGTTTTCAACCTTTAACCCCTACACACTATGACAACCACAAAACCCCTTAAAACACCCGCTATAAACCGCATCAAGGAATTGCGCACCCGGTTAAGCCTAAGCGTTGACCAATGCGCGGATATGCTTAACGTATCAAGTTATGCTGTTATCAAGTGGGAGAACGGAACGCGTGCAGTTTCACCCGCGACTATTCGATTGATTGACATTCTCGAAATGCTAGAAGTGATGGCCCCCGATATGCACGCCCAATTCATGCCTGCGAGATAGCCCCATGCAGACGTTAGAAAGCCCCTTGCGGGCCTTTTTTTATGCTTGATAACCCTTCACCTTAGGTTTTTCCTTTGTGCTTAATTTGTATATCTCCTCAAGCCTGCGTTGTTTCGCGTTGATGACTTCGGTTCGATAGTCGCTGAACTGGGTTTTGAGTGCCGGGTTAATGGCCCATGTTGCAATATGTTGATGCTCTTTTGATCCATCGTCAACCCTCAACACCCAGCGGCTTTTCTCAAGTGCGTGCATGGCGCAAACCACCATTTGGTCAGCTTGAAACGAGCTTGTCGTACCTAATTGCCTGCGTGCTGAACGCTTCACTTCGGACAATGTAAGCGTGTCGAGGTCAGCATTGTGGATAACGTATTCCTTCACCCAAGTGTCGAAGTTGCTCACGTTACCCAGTTCGGCAAGTGCATAACGGAACGCAGGGATTAGGTAAGACTTTGCAAGCTGAATGCACCGGGCTGCAAGGTCAGCAGAGACCGTTAAGCTGAAAGGTGACTCTAGGAGGTGGAAAACCAGCATAAGCCGTCCTGTAAGCCCCTCAACCTTACCAAAGGCTGTCATGAACGAATCGTCAGACTGTAAGAGGCGCTCGTCCTGACGCTGCTTGTCATACCAAAGCTGGAATGCTTGAAAGTGCTCTTTGGCTTCAGGGGATAACGTGTAAGTGGCGACTGGCAGGGAATAGATAATCCGTAGGGTTTGATCCCATGCCCCTTCGTTTAGTAGGTAGTCGGGAATCTCCACGGGTGGACGGGTCAGGTGTCCATTAAGTACGCAGGGGATGAATCGCTGGAGCAAACCATCAGAGGTCAGGTTATTGATGTTTTCCTTAAAGACGCGGGGCTGGATGTTGCCATAGATAGACACGGCGAGGTTGTCAGCAGTGATTGACCCAGCCCCCACTCGATCCATCTCATAGGTGCTTGACTCGTAAGCCTGCACCCATGCTGACCGATCCTCACCGCTTGTCTTGTCGGTCAGCTTACGCACCCAGCTATTCATTTCATCAAGGTAGCAGAGCAGGCCACGGGGACGGTCAGCAGCCAGTCGAACCAGCTTCTGACTGGTGACATCGTTTACCGTGATGCGTAGGTTGACGGGCTGGGGTGGCAGTTCAGCGACTATCGGGGCTTGGTCAGCGCCCAGCATACTATCAGCACCACCTGAGAATTCTAGAAACGCTTTCATGCTATTGGTGTGCATGGCCTCAACACCCTGCCAGTCCAGAAGCTCCTTTTTAAACCTTGGACGATCCTCAAGCTCAATAGCCTTGATGGGTGCCATCATGGGACTAGAGCCGGGGGTTTTCTTGTCAGCGGGTGCGCCAATCGTCATCAACCAGAGCACGGGCGGCACTTTGAAGCCCTTGATAAGCTCTAACCTAGACTGCGCATCAACTACGCCGCAGACCGCGCTAAGTCCTGCGAACAAGGGAACCAAAGGGTCACACCCCACAGTCTCGCCAACTTCGGTAGCCCTGCGCGACAGGACAGCAGGCCATAGGGACAAGTCCATGACCGGGGGCAGGGGCTTGAGGTCAACTAGTAATTCGGTGGGCTTGTCGGGGCTTTCCAATGCAGAGAACAACGATGCGACATCGGGGGCAGGCTTAAACCAGCCGTGTTGCTTGGCAATGTGGAAAAGCGAACCCAGACGAATAGCCGATGGCTTATTGGTCTTGAACGATTCCCACTGATGCAGCATATCGCGGGGGCCGGGGTACTTGGTAGCCGATTGTTTGCTCCAATCATTCCAGAGTTGCAGGCCATAGTCGTTCTGGTTTGCCTGAGTAGCTGCCCAGTGGATCGCCATGCCCACTTGAACCCACTCTTCCCGTGAACAGTCAGCGGGGATATGCTCGACAGCCGATTTGATCTCTTCCCATGATGTCGGGATAGCGTCACCTGAAGGCATGGTGCGTTCTTTGTCAGTTTCAAGTAAGCCTTGCCAAAGGTCAAGCAGGGACTGGGGAATGGTGGGTAAGCGTGTCCAGTGACCCTTGCCTGCCCAGCGGTAGGGCTGATGAGTATCTGGGTGAATGCTGGGAGGCAGTACGTCCTGAACTGTCAGATTATTGACAGTGGCGCATCGTAGTTCGTAGGCTGTCACGCCCTTGATAGTGATCTTCTTCGATGGGAGGATCAGCCCAAACGGGAGGGAGTACAGCAGCTTACCGTGACCAGCACGCCCACTGTCCACGATCACGGCATCGTTGGCATCGTAGAGTGCCTGTAAATCGACACCCTGTGGTGTCAGTTCTTCGACAGTCATCTCCCACTCGTCAATATCAAATGCCATCGTGCCTGAGTAAGCATGAGCCAGACCGATACCGTAGCCAGCAGGCAGATCAGCCTGTGACTTGATAGCGTTCTCCTTGAGGTTCCAACCGGGTGTGCGTGGCCCTTTGGTTCCATTGGGGATAGGTACAAGTGACCACCCGTGGCGTATGTAGGCATCGACTGATGCTGGGTGTTGCGTGACGTGTGGCATTGCGCTCATATTTTCCCGTTCTGAATTTATTTTGTTGTCCATGTTGCACAGTGTATCCGATGTGTGCTATCATTTGGGCAACAAAACGGAATTAAATTATGGCAACTAAACCCCGCACCAAGTTTTTGACCGTCAGGATTAAACCTGCCGATCACAAGAAATTTCACGACAAGGCTACTAGATACGGTGGTGTATCAGAAGTCTTGCGCGAAATGATAGAAGCGTTCATGGATGACCGCCTCTCAGTAAAACCAAACCCTCGTAAAGAAAGTCTATATGTTCAACAATGAAGTTATCCTCACAATTGCCCAAGCTATCCTCGCCAACACTAAAGTGATCCAATCACTCGTTGACCATCTTCCTGCTGAAGTGCGTGAAAAGGTTGCAAGTGTAGTCGTTCCTGTGGCTGCTGTGGCTCCTGTTATTCCAACTCCTGCACCTGTGGTTGTTGCTCTTGTTGTGGAGCCTGCACCAGTGGTTATTCCTGTTGTGGAGTCCAAACCAGTGGTTCAGGCTCCAGTAATGCCAGCCCCACCTACCTTCGCGGCTCCTGTGGTTGCTTCAGTTGTACCCGGTACTGCACCATTCAGTGACCCCAAAGGCTTGATCGACTTCGTGATGAGTTCATACAAGGCGCTGGGTGCTGTAAAGGGTGCTGGCATTCAGGGTGTGTTGACTGGTCTGGGTTATCAGAACATCAACGATGTGAACCCTGCCCACTACGGTGCTCTGTTCATCGGCATTGAAGCCCTGAAGGCCTAAGATGACTGCCCACGCTACTCTTTCCCCGAGCAAGCGGGGGCAGTGGAAACGCTGCCCCGGTTCCATCCGGGAACAAGCCAAGTTCCCTGATGAGGGTTCCGGCCCTGCTGCTGTAGATGGTACGCACACCCACTCGTTGCTGGAGAAGTGTCTTAAGACTGGCTCCATCTACGCCTCGGTGCTGATTGGTCAGACCATGACAGATCACGAGGGGGAGTTCACTGTGGATGCTGCCCGTGCTGCCCGTGTACAAGTTGCGCTGGATTACATCACTGGACGAACCACAGCTATGGTCAAAGAAGGTCACTTGAACCTGAAGGTGTTGACTGAGTGCCGTGTCGAGCCTGCCTACCTGTTGGGCCGTGATGATATGGGCGGCACAGTGGACGTGCAGATCATTGGTGGTGACTTGCTTGAACTGATCGACTACAAAGACGGTATGGGCATCGTAAGCGCCAAGGACAACGATCAGCTTGAGCAGTATGCAATGGGTGTGCTGGCTGGCTTTAAACTGCCTGTAAATGCAGCCTATCCCATCACGCGTATTCGGATGACGATCATTCAGCCTAAGCTGGCAACAAGAAATCTTCCAACTATTTCATCACACGAGGTCAGCACTAAGGATATTCTTGGTAAGATAGGTCAAATGGTAAAGGAAGCAGCAGCTACCGATGCCATAGATGCCCCACTCGTACCGGGTGAAAGTCAATGTAAATTCTGCCGCGCTAAAGGTTCTTGTACCGCGCTGGCAGGTAATGTAATGAAGGAGATCGGTATCATGTTTCAACCAGTCGCACAACCTCAAGTGCTAGATGTCGCGCAACAGTCAGCCGACAAAGACCCCACCACAATGGACAATGCACAGCTTACCCAGATCATGGAAGCTGCCCCCCTGATGCGTCAGTTGCTTGAAGCTGTCGAGAAGGAAGCACTGCGCCGTATGAAAGCTGGTCAGTCTGTACCGGGTCTGAAGCTGGTGAATGGTCGTGGTTCCCGTGCTTGGTCACTGACTGAGGATGAGATCGCACAGAAGCTAATCAAGATGGGTGTTCCCAAGGGCAATGTGTATGAGACTAAGCTGGTCAGTCCAGCCAAGGCCGAGAAGCTCACATGGTCTAAGACAGTCGGTGGCGAGGTGGTCACTAAGCAACTGTCAGAACGTCAATTGAAAACAATGGAAACTGAGTACGTCACCAAGTTGGCTGGCTCCTTGACCGTTGTTCCCGAATCAGACTCACGGGTTGCCGTGGTCTTGAATGCCGCACCGATGTTCAGTGCGGTAGAAGCGCCAGTAGTGGAAACACTGCCAGCATGGTTACTGTAAATTAACGAAAGTAAAAAATGTCAGATATTATCTTTTTGTCGAATGTCCGTTTGTCCTTCCCTCATATCGCTGAACCTCAACGTCAGGTGAACGAGGTCACTGGTAAGGAACGTATCAGTTACAACTGTGAACTGTTAATGCCAGCAGATCACCCCGGCTTCGCTCAGTTCATGCAGCGTTACGGTGCTATGGCCTTGGCTAAGTGGCTTGAGCACACCAGCACAGTGATGGGCATGATCCAAGCTGATCGCAAGCTGCGCTGTTTTGGTGTCGGTGAGGAAAAGGTTAACAAGAAAACCTTTAAGCCTTACGATGGCTATGCTGGCAACGTGTATGTCACTACAGGTCGTGAGTCACAGCCACAGATCATTGAAGCCAATGGTCAAGCCATTGATCCGAACAACACTATGGCTTACCAGAACCTGACTCGCAAGATGTACGGTGGATGCCGTGTCAACGCTGCCGTGAAGCCTTGGCTCCAAGTGAACAAGCATGGTAACGGTGTCCGTTGCGATTTGGTTGCTCTCCAGTTCGCTGGTGACGATACTGCATTCGGTGAAGGTGCTACCGATGCGTCAAGTATGTTTGGCTCTGTTGGTGGTGCGAATCCCTTTGCTCCAGTAGCTGCCGCCATGCCGGGCCTGCCATCGTTCTTGGCGTAATGTAATCGGGGGGAAAGCGGATTCTGTAGCTTAGTTGGAAAAGCTGCCTTTCGAGGGCGAGTCGTTGGTTCGGATCCAACCAGTGCAGCGAGTACCCCCACCTAACTGGTAATCGTAATGAGTAACGACTATGTATGGGATTTGGAAACGTATCCCAACGTGTTCACGATGGCAGTGGAGCACGTTGACTACCCGATAACGTGGGCCTTTGAGATTAGCCCTTGGCGAAATGACAGCAAGGAAATCATCTCATTCGTCCAGCACCTCAAAGATACAAACTCGCGCATGATTGGCTTTAACAGCCTTGGATTCGATTATCCGATCCTGCATATGCTGATGAAGATGGGCAACAGTGATGCCAACACCCTGTACCAAAAGGCTCAGGCTATTATCTTTGGTCAGGATGACGATGACCGATGGATGCACTCA